CTCAAAAAGATACTGCTCAAATCCGGTGTCAACCGCGAGAACACCCGATACACCAACGAAAACGGCTGGTACGAGTCGGACAAAGTGCGGTTTCGCCAAGGCACACCCGAAAAGATTGGCGGCTGGGTGCGAGTATCTGCCAACACGTTTTTGGGCACTTGCCGCTCCTTGTGGGCGTGGGTGACTTTGGGTTCTGAAAAGCTCCTCGGTGTTGGCACCAACCTCAAGTTCTATGTTTCAAGTGGCGGCGCATATTTTGATTCCACCCCCTATGCAAGCGTACACGCGCTAGGGTCTAACCCTTTTACAACTGCCACTTCAACCAACCAAACAATTGGTGGTGTGGCATACACCACCGTAACCGTCACAGATGCAACAACTGGTTACCGCGCAGGTGACTATGTTGACTTCTACAATGCGCCCACAGTTCGTGGTGTTGTGCTTACGGGCAGTTTTTTAATCGTTACTGCTACGGTAGGTAGCTACACAATCCTTGTGCCCGGTACAGCCGCATCTTCAGGCACAGGTGGAGGCACAGGTGTGTATGCTTTCTACGAGATTAACACTGGCCCCGAGTATGCTGTTCCGCTAACAGGTTGGGGCGCTGGTACTTGGGGTTCTGGTACTTGGGGTATTGGTACAACAGGCACTGACCCCGTGCGTCTATGGAGTCAATACAACTTTGGTGAAGACCTAATTTTTGGCCCTCGTGGGGGCGGTATTTATTATTGGGATGCTTCAACAGGCTATCGAGCAACTACTTTTACAGTTACGATTGCAAGCCCTGCGGTAGTGACATTTACGGTTACGTTACCCAATAACACCGCTGTTCAACTATTGACCACAGGCGCATTGCCGACTGGTCTAGTTCCCGGTACGACGTACTATGTAATCAACGCCAGCGGCACTACGTGCAATCTCTCAGCAACTGCTGGGGGCACGGCTATCAACACGTCGGGTACGCAAACACCCACACACTACTTGTCAGTTCGCGGCATCAACGCAGCAAACCTTGCGTATGCCTCTGACGTTCCGACTCAACAGAACTACATCATCGTCTCGGACATCAACCGATTTGTGTTTGCGTTGGGTTGCACTGAGTACGGTTCCTCAACATTTAACCCCATGCTGGTTCGCTGGGCTGACCAAGAGTCTGTAACGGACTGGACGCCAAGCGCCACAAACCAAGCGGGGTTTTTGCAACTCTCGCATGGATCACAGATTGTGACCGCCATTCAGTCTCGCCAAGAACTTTTGGTGTGGACAGACTCATCTTTGTATTCGATGCAGTATGTGGGTGCGCCTGTGGTTTGGAAGGCTGACATCGTTGGTGACAACATCTCAATCGCTGGCGAGAACGCCGTGGCGTACGCCAACGGTATCTCTTACTGGATGGGCGTAGACAAGTTCTACAAATACGATGGTCGCACCCAGTCCATGCGTTGTGACTTACGCCAATACATTTTTTCGGACATCAACAATGCGCAGTTTGATCAAGTGTGTGCTGGCACAAATGAAGGCTTCAATGAAGTCTGGTGGTTCTACTGCTCGTTGAACTCCAATCAAGTTGACCGCTATGTGATCTACAACTATGCCGAAGACATCTGGTACTACGGCAACTTGGCACGCACTGCATGGTTAGACACAGGGGTGCTGGACAACCCAATTGGTGCAACTTATCTCAACAATATTGTGACCCATGAAGTTGGTTATGACGATGACTCATCAGGTACGACTGCGCCGATTGAAGCATCAATCACGTCTGCTGAATTTGACATCGACGATGGTGACAAGTTTATGTTCATCTATCGCATCTTGCCTGATGTGACATTCCGCAATTCGACCGCCACAAGCCCTGCGATCACCATGACCCTGTATCCGTTGCAGAACTCGGGTTCTGGTTATAACGATCCACTCTCTGTGGGTGGCTCTGCCTACGCTGGCATTACACGCACTGCTCAAGTTCCTGTTGAGGAATTTACTGGACAGGTGTTTGTACGTGTACGCGGTCGTCAGTTGGCCTACAAGGTATCGTCAGATGCGTTGGGTGTTGCATGGCAACTTGGCTCTCCTCGCCTTGACATTCGTGCCGATGGTCGCAGAGGTAACTCATGAGCGTTAATTTACTCAACCAAGTAGCGCCACCAGCACTTCCGTTGGCGCGAGAAGATTACGACCGCGCATATCAAGATCAGTTAAACAACGTCTTGCGGCTGTACTTCACAAAATTAAATGCCGCAGTCAATCAATTGCAAGCGCCACCTGTGTACCTCGTAGCAGACTTGCCAAGTGCGGCAGATGCAGGGATAGGGGCAAAATCATTTGTAACTAATGCAACTGGCCCCACGTTTGGAGCCACAGTCGTCGGAGGAGGTGCTGTCAAAGTGCCCGTCTATTCCGATGGTACAAATTGGAAAGTAGGTTGATATGGTAGAACAAGAACAAGTCATGGACAAACAAGAGCAAGAGCAAATCGTGCAGATTGCGCTGAACTACTTTAAAGAAGAAACAGGTTCGGATAAAAAAGCGCAAGAGATGCTCAGTAAACTTGCCGTTACTGTAAAAGATGAGGGTGCCAAACTTGTGCATCTTGGGAACGTGTTGTTCCTTATTATGGTTCGCGGTAAAGGTGTTGTTGAGATTCACACAATTGGCAAAGAAGCACAGCCGCGTTACTTGGCTGATGACTTTAAAAAACTTGCGGAGTATTTAAAGAAGATTGGAGTTAAGACTGCTTACACCTATACACCGGATAACAGGTATGGACGCCTCGCTCAACTGACGGGCCTTCCTGTAAAGACGTTCAAAATTAAGGTCGAGGGTAAGCCCATGACCGCCTACGTGATGGAGTTCTAACATGCCAGTAGCAGCCGTAGTTATTGGAGCATTAATAGTCGAGACGGGGGTAGCCGCCGCTATTGGTACTGCCATCGTTGGTACGCTTACGACCGCCACTGTTTCAACCGCCGTTGCTACCGCAATTGGTTCAGGAGTTGTTTCCGCAGGGCTATCACTTGCACAAGGCGCATCAGTATCAGATGCACTTAAAGGGGCAGTAATTGGGGGTATTACTTCTTTTGTAGGTGCGTCCATTGCTTCTTCAGTATCTTCGTCAATTGCAAGCGCCGCTACTGATGCAGGATTTACTTCAATTGCAGGAAGTATTGGCAAAGTTGCTGGTGCTATGGCTGGGGGTGGTAGTCAGGCCGCATTAGGTTCTATCCTTACAGGTAAGGGCGATCCAATCAAAGCATTGATTACTGGTGGTTTGACCGCTGGCTTGACCGCTGGCGCGATGGCAGGAGTTAATGAGGTTACCTCAAGAATCCCCGGCTTCAACGACCTTGCAAAAGACTATGGCGCGGCGGGTGCCGCTACGCAACGTGCTGTAAACGCAGGTTTAGCCGCTGGTGTTTTAGGCAAAGACACCGACAAGGCGGTCGTTAATTCTGTGTTGAGCAGCATGCTGGGTGCGGGTAAAGACTATCTCAAAGATGGACTTAAAGACGTTAGCTCAACATTGCAGACGGCTTACAACGACGCTACCAGAACAGGTGCCGCGTTAGACGATAACGGCAAACGGCAAAATGAGATTGTCAAAGACTACACCGCTACGGCTGATGACATAAATAAAAAGCATGATGCAATTCAGGCCAACCTTGATAAGTACAACGAAGCAAAGCAGTTATATGATGAGGGAAGCGGAAGCGTAGAAGAAGTCAATAAATACGCCAAACTTGTCAATGATGCAGTGCCTACATACGAAGAAGAACGCGCCACTGCGGAAACAAAACTGGCTACGTTGTCCACGGAGTTGGACACGCTAAAAGCTGATATTCCTAAACTTGAGCAGACATTGGTACAGCAAAAAGCCGTACTGGATACTTCAATTGCCGAGTTTCAAAAACAAGAGGAAGCTAATGCACAGCAAGTTGCTAAAGTGTTTAACGACACGTTGACCGCAAAAAATACTGTTGAGCAAGCCCTCGGTACTCCCCTTGATCAGACACAGCTTGATGCACTTGTCAAG